CGAAGCGCCCGGAGGCTGATCCATGCGAATCTCCATGGTGCTATTGGGTGGAATCAACAAAGGAAAAGGCGGAATAAGAGGCAGAATGGCTGGCACATTAGGGGCCAGAGTGGTCACGTCAAAAGGAGCAATCAACGCCCCAATTAAAACACCAACTGGGTCTCTCACGTCAATACTGATGGTTATATTACCCGGAGGAAACACAGGCGTGACAGCTATGTTTACCATCACGGACACCGCTACCGGAGTAAACCCTGCCGAAAACTGAAGAATGTCATACTCACGGATCGTGTTGGGAGCCGGTACGCCGACCGGAATCAACATCTGACGCGAGAGCAGCTTCTCCGCAGTTGCTCCTACTCCGTTGGCCGCGGCGGTGATCCGCCCATAAGCATCAACTGTGAGATTGGTGTTCGTGTACGCGCCGGGAACGACTCCGGTCGTGATCATGTCCACTGTGGCCGGACCGTCATCCGCGCCACCAACAGCAACACTGATTCGCCCCGGCGTTCCGGTCAGCACCCGATTGTTCGTGAGCGCACCAACAGGGCCACTGAAGGTGACATAAGGAGCCGAGATTGGCGCTCCTCCGCCGCCACCCGCCGTCAAATCGAAGAGAATCCCGCCCGGATCTTTGTACCAGGGCACCCCAGGTACACTGGCCGGAGCTGTGCCGTCCGAAACGAAGATACCCGACTGACCCGCTGGGATAGTCGTGTGCGCGATCTGAGGCATCTTGAGAACGGCGTCCAGCGTAAGAATCTGGTTGGTGGCTCCCCACAACCGTGCCGTATCTGGATAGGTGCCCGCAGTAAAAAGAGCCCCGCCGCCCGGTGTGAAGTCTCCAAGGAACGTATTGAGCGCTCCCGCTATCGAGTCCGAGATAAACACCAGATCGGCAGTCGGCCCCGTATGCGTCGTTGTCAACGTAATCGGGTTTCCAGCGCCGGGCCACGTCGCCAAAATTCCCGTGTTGAGTTGGAGCGCCTCCTGAATACCTCCAGGCCCGGCCCAAACCTCACCACCCGTGAACGTGATGTCCGCCTTTCCGTTGCTCGTAGCGAAAGTGATGATTCCAGCGGGAGCACCGGAGTCTACGAAGTTTGCACCCGCAACGAGTGTTGCAGGCGTCGCCGTCTCTGGATTCGGGATCTGGACGGTCCCAAACGCTTCGGTGGCTAAAGGGGCTGCCGTAATGCCCGGTGCAAGGAAGATATCTCCCGCGATACTAGTGAGCCCAACCGCGTTGGAGTCTACGTTGCCGCCCATGACATAGACGGTCCCGCCTGCCGGAGAATCCACGCCAGCGACGGCATAGGCCGATCCGCCCATGACGATGACCGACCCCATAGCGGGAGAAGCACCGCCTGTTGCCGTGTTCCCCTGGCCGCTGTAGCTCTGAAGCCGCAGATTGTAGTTTCGGAACAACGCCCCGCCTGGGGTGTTCTGGCCCGTGATGATCAGACCGTTTGCTCCGACCGAGCTATCGCTCCAGATCAAGTTGCCAAGCTCAATCATCGGGCCACTGCCGAAGAAGTTGGAGCGCAACGCCATCTCCGGCGCGTTGATCGCTCCGATCTCGGTAGCCGTTACAACACGAAGCGTACCGTCCCCGGTCGCATCCTCTAGTGGCGGAGGATTGGTGGGGACACCCGAACCATGGATCTCTACAGCATCGGCATCGGCCGTGATCGTTCGCCCACCCCCGATGAGACGTGTCGGCGGTGTGGTCGTGAAGTCGTAGCCGTCGTAGGCATCATCGAGATCTGCGATGGATGTCGCCTGAGCAGAGACCTGATCGATCGCGTCCTGAACATTCGTGGCCGTGATCGTCGTAACCGAGTTGTCGTAGAACAACGACGTGCCAAGTGTAAGAGCAGTCTCGACAACCGTACCACCGAGAGTGAGCGTTCCATACTCGGACGATCCAAGCTGGAGCGTTGGCGTACCCGTGACACCCGTATCGTCTACGTTGATACCCAGATAGGCCGAGGGATTCGGCCCGCCTACGATGCAACCGCGTAGTGCGATGAGCAGGTCGCCTGGCGTTCCCACTGCGCCGGGGTTACCACGAACCGCGTCCGTAGCAGCATTCTCCATGATGAAGCGACAATCCTCAAACCGTGCTGCCGGTGCAAAGGAGTCCACGCAGAACGAAGTGACTCCAGCACCAACCTGTACGAAGTCACAGTCGCGGAAGTTGGCTTCCGTCGTGGACCCAGCCTGGTTGGAATCCAAGATCGCGCTGCTTGTGCCGCGAAACTCGCTGCGCGTCGCGACGACCTCGGCCGTGTTCGGCCCTGTGGGGGATAGCTGTAGAGCTACAGCCGTGTCATCCGTAGTCGCATTCTGGATCACCTTGCACTCGTGAAACACGAGACGACCCACATCGATGGCCACCGCTGGCCCTTGCCCTACACTGTCTCCGTTCTGCAAGACTCGGCTGTTGGAGAGATACGCCTGACCAAGACCTACCTTGCGAACCGTGGCGCTTGCTGTGGACGCATTATTCTCCAGCAACACTGCATGGATGTGGCAGAATTCACCGCCACTCGTCATGTTGAGAACATGCGGCGAGCCTGATGTGGTACGAATGCGGACTGACTGATCGGTATCGCCAAGGAAACCACCCGTCGAAGGCCACCCGATGACATGCACGTAGGGCTCAAAGGTGACCGCCTCATCATACAGACCAGGGCGAACCGCAACAATCACCGGGTCAGTCGGGGATGGTGAAACACCACCGTTGTACGTGGGATCGAACAACGCTGCCTGGATCGCATTGTCAACTGAGTCGAAGTCGGCAAAGCCTTCGGCAACCGTGGGATCGCTGGGAGTGTTGGAGTAGTCCTTGCCACGGTTGGCATCGACGTAGATGATGCGACCGCTGGCGGAGACGTGCTCGATGAGCCCCAGCAACGTCTGGAGATTCTGGTTCTGATCGTCGGCCCATCCCTCTGGAGTCGCATCAACCGGAATCGGAGGAAGCGGAGGATCTATACGCTCCCCACCCGCTACCAGCTTGAGATCGGCAAAGAAGGTAAGGTATCGAATCCGCACATAGGTCTCGGTGATAGACACGCCATCGTCCACCACCTGCCGAACCATGTAGGAACCTTCATTATCGATCGTGAAGGTGATCGGACCAGGACCAGACGTACCCGACAAGACTGCGGTTGATGGCGTTCCGTCTGGAGCATCCGGTGTGAATGTCAACGACCAACCGATCGTGACAAACGGACCACCGACGTAATTCAGCGTGATGACATCGCCAGAACGTGCATCATTCCGGCTGGTGTCAGTCAGAGGATTGATTCCGTTTACGAGGCTTTGGATGGCCATGAAACTTCTCCAAAGAGACCTGTAGCGGCCCTTATCTTGGCTCGGCTATAGGGCCTATATCGGCCCATCTCACAGGTAAAACTGCGCAGAAACATCTTCCCCCGTAACGACCTGAGGGCGTCTGACGCCAAGACGATCAACTCCCACACGGTAGATCTGGTCTGTTGCCGTCTCCGGCATGATCGTCTCCAAGCGAAGGAGACTCGGCGAAACACGCACGTTGGTTATGCCTGACCCCGAAGGCACGAATCCCACAGAGCCGCCATCCGGGCCAAGCAACGTTTCCAAGCGGTAGCGGCCCCCATTGGGGCCATCGCTGAGGGTCAGAATTTCACCTTCCTCGGCCAGAGACCAATCCTGGCTGAGATCTTCTAGCTCACCACCATCCAGAATCGTTACCGTGCCCACCAAACCTGTAGGCGAGGTTGTATAGCTTCGAGGCGTTGTCTCCGCACCGATGGGCATACGGAGAATTTCACGGACACGGTAACGCCCCAACGTGGCCTGATCGACGCCTCCGAGCGTGGGACGGGCATTGGGGCCTGACAGAACCTCCAGAATCGCTCCAGGTAGGATCCACCGAAACTCACGCGTGGGGTCCGAGAAGAGGAAACGATCGGTCAGCGTCTCACCTTCTGTACCGGTGACTTCCTTGGCCCCGGTGCAGAATTTCCGAAAGTCCTCGTAGTAGAACGTGTCGAAGTCAAAGGAAACCGTATCTTCAAACAGCGTGTCAAAGGATTCCAGAAACAGGTTTCGGTAATCGTAGATTGCGTGGCCCGGTTTGAGAGCCCGGAGCACGATTCCGACGTTTTTCTGAAGCACGAAAGGAAGATCGGGGAAACCCGTACCGATGTCCCCCTCGATCAGATCGCCTGTACCTGGGTCTGTCCAAACCGTCCGATCGCTGACGTTGATCTCAAACGTGAATTGATCGGGGAAACCCCACGCGGTGTTGGGGTCACGCTGGTAGGCAACCTTCGCCAACACCGACACGACGGCCGAAGTCAGCGCCTCGATGCCTTCCTTCTGGACTTCCAGCTTGGCTCCCTCCAAGAGTAGCTCGATGATTCTCTTGAGGAAGGTTCGATACGAGACATCCCCTGGGATGGTGGGCACGTCCCGATTCGACTTGGCCTCAGGAAAGGCCAACGCACCAATGACCTGCCACAGATACTCTGGACGTGTGAAGTTGATGTAGCCGTCGAGAGCAGCTTGCTCAGCCGTGACCTGCACCCGAGCTAGAACCTCGGCTAGCGATCGAAACTGCGTAGTGTAGTACGGGCCATTAATCTGACTGACGTAATTCGATGGGAGAACGCGCAGGAACGTCTCCATGATCGAGTCCGTCAAGTCTTGGATCTGGTTGGTGCTGTCCTGACCCTCAAGGCGGGTCGGTGCGGGGTTCTGCTCGATGCTAAACGGCAGAAACCGATCTGCTCTGTCGTCGCCGTTGGACACTACTGGTCTTTTTCATCCACGATGGTGAGGTTGACGTTTCCGAGCGTGAAGTACTCGATGTCAAAGGCATCCAGGTTCTTCACGCCAGCGTTGGTCGAGCCAACGATGTAGCTGACCGTGTACTTGTAATTCGTGGGACTATCCCCAACGGCAAGCGAGATGACTACTCGGTTTGCCGTCCGATCTCTACGGACCTGATTTCGCTCTTGAGGAGTCGCCGTGGGGAATTCTTCCTCAAGAGTTACATCGTCCGTGTAGCCCATGATCGATGCCCCCGCGTCCCCGATGATGTACGCACGACTCGCACCGGATCCAATCGAAGGAAGATCCACGATCTGCAAATCCATCGCCAGATCATCCTGCGTGACCTCGCGAAATTCCGTCGCATCTCCGCCGCCTGTAGTCGTCGCCGCGTTCAACTCCTCTTCGATGAGCCAAACGAGCACGGACTCCGTGGAGTACTCAGATAGGTAGGTAATGTCTGCGTTCTGTGCCGTCGTGAGCGACTCTCGCAGCACGGCAGAGCCAGGCTGTCGCGCGAGTTTTGTGAAGGGAACCATCACATACGCGACACCAACGCTCCGGTTGATCTCTGCCGCCTCATCCGACTGACGAACGGAGTCACCCAGAGACAACCCTTCGTAAAACACCTTCAGGTTCGATCGGATGCTCCGATCTACCGTAGACGTGGCTGCCTCCGACTCCTTGATCACAGTAGCGGTTCTGTCCACGAGTTCCGGAATGGCCTCCTTGATCAAGATGTCCGCCGTAGCGTGCTTTTGGGCATCGACCGCGTCCTGGGCAGTGCGTACCGCCAGGTTGATCGTGTACTCGACCACGAAGTTTTCATCGTGCGAGTAGTCAACACTGAGACGCTGGCCCGAGAGAATCGCCCCCGACTCGACACGCTTGATCTTGACCGGAGTCGTCTGGCTACCGGGGATAATCGTGTAATCGCTGATGCCGCTGGGATCGAAGGGACCGCGGAACAGAACCGTGCGATCCTCGTTGTACACCTTTACCGTCAGAACATTGGCACCCAGGTTGAACAAAGCCTCGGGAAACTCGCCAATGATGACATGAACCTCATCCTCTACAGGGATAACCTCGCCGGTCGGCTGACCATTGACCTCATCGATCTGGAGATAGGATTGCGATTCCGTCGAGAGGCCGTCCAACAACGGCGATTCCGTCTTAAAGAAGCGGTAGTTGTCTTCATCGAGAACGCCGGTCACAGCCCCCGTGACCGACAACACCTCTCGTGTAGGCTGCCGTGGCAACACAAACTTGCGACTGACCACGTAACGATAGTCCCCAAGGACCACATCGCTGAGAGCCGTGATCACCGGCTGCGGGACCGCATCGCTCAACTGAATTGTCTTGTAGTCGAGAATCTGCACATCCGTCAGGTCGTATGCAGCCGACTGCGAAGCATTACGGAGTCCCAACCCTGCGTCGGGGAAATCCAACATCTCGGCAATCGGATTGTCCACCGAGAGTGTTGGGTCCATGGCTTCAAACTTAAGCTCTGCCGGGTTGCCAAAGAGCTTGAATTGGATGTTGTAGGCGATCCCGAAAGTGAAGGCGAACGTGTCCGTGACGGTAGCGAGGACATCGCCACGGGTATAGACATCAACCTTCCCTCCGACGTGTCGTCCCGAAGCAGGATCGAAGTCCCGCTGCATCAACGTGTTACCCGACGTGACAACCTTCGCCTGCTCAACTCCTGGAATGTTTGCTAGAGTCTGGCGATATCCCGCCTCGGTTCCTGTATCAGACCCAGCCACGGCATTCCTGGCTCGCGTCGCCAATTGCAGATTCGTCTCCACACCCCGACCACCGAACGTCGGCCCTGGATTCACTACCTGGAGGCCGCCGACCTGATCAACGAGTGTCCGAATCTGCCCGCGCGCCACATTCCCTTGCGTCCCTACCTCATCGGCACGGATGGGCACGTCGAGAGAAAATAGCCCTGTGACCGGATTGAAAAACGATGCCACGCTATCAAGAGGCATTGACGCAGACTGCGTTGTGCTGAAAAAGACACCACCGATAGCAGCCCGCGTGCCGAGAGGCATCTGGATCGTTTGCTTGGGCCGTCTCGAAGTGAAGAAGGTGAGAAGCCCGCGTGAGTAAATACCAGGCCGACGAGATTCGCCAACCCTCGCAGCTTCCTGCTCAAAAGCCGCATCAATGATGGCCTGAGTTTGCTGCGTACTGATGTTCCCAAAGGCACGCTGAAGCGCTTGCTTGTAAGCCGAATTCTGGACGGCAATGGAATCACCGTTCGCGTCGATACCATCAACCCGCAACAGAGAATCAAAGGACTGTGCGCGATGCAAGAAGTCCACGATAAAGCGGACCCGCTCTGCCTCACTGGAGGACGGATCAACAACCGTGTCACGAATCACGGCGCCAGGCGCGAGAGCCTGGGTTGGATTCGTCCGCAAGATGGATGTGATCGTCTGCTGTGTGATGTCCGACCTCGACACCACCGGAAAAGCACCCACCTGGAGGTTGACAGTGACGGGGTTGCCGAAGACCTCGATCGAGAAAGCCGACTCCGACTCAATCTGCGTCGATTCATCGAAAGCCACCGCCGTCACGACGTAGTACAGCGGATCGCTAATGGGAGTAGACGCGAACACGCCTACGGCTACCGTGGGAGGCGTGCTCGATGGGCCGGCGGTGCGGTTGTGCCTGAATTTGGCAAAGACAACCTGCGTGACAGAAGCGACCGACACGGAAGTGCGGATGTTCTGGACCGTCTCGGGGACTTCAAAGACATCGAGGAAATCAGTCTTGAGCAGATTCTCTTGCTCGTTGTACGTGATCGCTGCCGCCAACTCATCCGTCAGCGTCACGTCCTCCAGTCTCTCTATGGTGTCTCCACCCTTGGTCTGGGTCTCCCGCAGTTGCACATACAAAGGGTCGGCCGCAGGAGTACCATCCGGGTTCGTCGCGATGGAGCTGTCGACCTCCAATGTGTGGAGGGTATCGGTCTCTTCTACAACTACCGTGTCCTGTACAAGATCGAGATTGATGCGCTGATATCCGATAGCACCGCCGCCCGAAAACTCCGAAGCATAGAAGTTGATCCCCAGAACGCGCGCGTCCGTGGGCATCTGCACAGAGATCTCAATCTCCTCATCGAACCGTTCCACCGTGATGTTCGTCGGAGGATCGGGAATGAAGGAAACGTCGGCCTCCTGTACGAGCGTCACTTCAACGCGAGCGGCTGGTGATACCGCTCCCGAGAAAGAGACTGCACGCACCTCGATGACGTTGAGACCAGGCGCCAACTCCAATCCCTCGGGATACACTGAAGGATTGGGAATCTGGAACGACTCACCTTCGAAGATGATCAGGTCGGGATTCGATGTGAAAGCCTCACCACGAACACTGATCTGCATGTCCACCGTCGAGGCGTCGACAGTGCCCTGGAAGAAGCGTTGCGGCAGCGTTGTCGTGAAAATGGAATTCTCACGAGCTATGCCGTCTGGACCGAGGATTTTGGGAGTCAACGACATCAGCTAAAAGACATCCCCTCTGGTGATATCTTCCTTCAACCCAACACCCCCGAGCCCTAGGGATTTCCCGCTGGCTCCCACAAGTGCCGCTGCTCCGGGGGCAACATACACTGTAGTGAGAGTCACCGGGTCTCCCGAAGCATTGGTGCCGGTGATGACCACGTTGAACACGTTGGGATCATCTGCCTTCGGAATCACATTGATCGACAACACAGCGAACAACCGCTCTTGAGCGGTGATTGCCTGAAACTGTCCGGTGAGAGTCTGTAGACGCTTGAACGTATCGACCGTCCGAATCACATCCTCGTTGACGCCAATCGTCGTCCGATTGACTGACTTGTTGCCGAGGAAATCGGACAGTCTTGAGCCATAGTACGTGTGGTAAGGGTTGGACCCCCGTCTCGTCAGGAGGATCTTGATCAGCGCCTGGTTCAACAGATCCTCGTTCTGTACGAGGAGCGCGAGTCCTTGAGTGTCGAAGCGGTAGTCATTCTCGATTCCAGTCATCGAACACCGACGACACCGTTGTTGAATCGTGGCATAGGTGACTTTGAAAACGGGATTGGCCTTGATTGGCGTAACGAAACGAGGATACCGAGTCGTGATGCTCACAAACTGATTGATGCTCGTTGCGGTGACTAGATCTTCGCGCTCCGCCATCTCCCAGCCGGGGTATACCTGTCGGCCTCGGCTCGCGATCTGTCCCGTGAACCCCAACGCTTCAGCAGCGGTCCCGCGCACGTCTATGCGAGAAAGAGGCCCCGCATCGTCCGTGTCCGTCAAAACCAACACACCATTGCGACTTACCGGCAAGATGCCAAGCTGGGCATTCAGAAAAGCCGCAGAGAGAAGCCCGACCACGCGTGCCGCCTCGACACGCACACCAACAGGAAGCACGAAGTCTTCTAGTGACCCGCGAGCATTGCTGATCGTAATGCGATTCCGTCCACAAGGGATAGTAAACGGACCGGGAGCTTTTGCCGCAATCCGAGCAGAGGAAACCAGACCTTGCTTCGGAATGTCCACGTCATCGTTTGCCGTAATCCGAACAAAGTCCCCTGACGTAACCGGCTGAAGAGTCTCCAGAGAACGGCGATCTTCCCCTAGGGCTACCCGCTCCTCAATGGTGAGATGCGGGCAAGGAAAACCGATCTGGAAATCGACAGTCATGCTGGTTCACGAGGGGTTTGCTATAGGCAAATCACGCAGTATTGGAGTCGTCCTCTACGGGATGGTCCCACCAAAGAGTGTCGAATTCCCCCAAGTTGGCGTAGTTGGGTTGGTTGAAGTCGGGAATGAGATCCTCATCTGGCAATCCCTGGCTCTCTGTAGCAGTTTGACTGGCCTCCAAATCTGCTTTCAACTTCGCAAGAGCCTCATCGGCATTAACCACCACTCCGGGTCGTTCCGTAATCTCCTTTCGCTGCTGTTCCCGTAACTCTCCTCGGGTACGGCCGCGAGGAATGAGGGTGTAGATGATCTTGTCGATAGCCTGCACGATGAGAGCAACATGAAGATTCGGCTGAACCATCCGTTGATCGCCTAGGGGCACGCTATCCACGCTTCCGCCTACCGCTTGCGACAGAACATTCTCTCGCTCGTGAATGAGTTGCTCGCGGTAATCCATCAACTTGATGATGCGAGCCTCCAGATTGTTACGACGCTCCTGAATCGTCGGATTAGCCCACCGACGTGCGAAATCCACGTGGTACGCAATCTGCTGATCGGCTTCACTCAGGTCGATCATGCGGCCAATTCTACGGAACGGATAGCGTCCCCACCGAAGCCACCCACCACGATCGGGACCACCCACCGACCGGTTATCGCTCTCGGGAGACACCACGCCAAACTCCGGCTGTTCGCTGAGAGCGCCGTCCACTTCTTCATCGTTGATCGGAGCCGTGGGATCGATGTCCGGGTTCTCATCAGGATCACGGTCCGATTCCCAGAGCACATGATCCGGCTTGAGGAACAAGGAAATCTCACACGGATTGCCGCCCTGAGCGATGTAGGCTTGCACGAGCTTGTGCAGGGACGAGCTTTCAGGCATCACGGAGAAACCGGTTCTACGCTCTGTTACTTCTCCCGAGGAATCCTCATTTCGACGGGCATAGGACACCGTGATCTCACCAATACGCTGTAGCTCGGCATCGATGTAAGCCAAACGAGCATCGACGACCCGCCGTTCATTGAGGATGAATTGGCGGAAGATTCGCCACTGCGTCTGCCGAAAACTCCCAAGGAATCCGAAACTCATCAGCCACTCCCCTATACAAGCGCTTTGAAGAGATCCAGCGCGATCGTCGGTATGCCGCCAGCCAACATGACCACCCCGCCACCGTAAGCTCTTGGGCTGTCGTAGGGCTTGTTGCCTGCCGAAACGAGAGCAGACAACACCCCATCTGTCCCCGGCGCAACAGCCACCAAACCGGCTGCCGCCGGAATCCCAATGAAAAACCGCAAGAGGTTTTGGATCATCGCGTTGATCCGGTTGAGCAACGCTTGCAACTCGAAAATGCGCGACTGCAAGAATTCGATGAAGCGCTTGATCAGATCCGTGATTGCTTGAAGAGCAGCCCGGATGCTGCGCAGAAGTGCAAGCAACTCATCGAGGAATCGATCGATAGCGGGGAGCCCCTGAGGGAACAGCCGAATAGCGATCCAGCCGTCCTCCTGTGGTCGCTGGAAAGGCCCTACCGCAACTCGGAGAGCAAAAGCCGCTTGCTCATAGATCGCAGCGGAGAATGCGTTGCGACAAAACTCCAGCGAATCGATATCGATGTTGTTCCTTCGGCTAAAGACCACAGGCGACTTGTCTACGGAACCTTGAATGCTCTTCCCGCCTCTACGGCTAATCTGAAAGAAGTGCTCCGCACGAGCCAACAGACCGGGATCTTCCTTCTGCTCGACATTGCGCCCTGGTGATGTGATGCCAATACTGAGCGGATTGGGAGCTAATCCTGACTTGACCTCTCGACTACTCAATGCTTCGATGATGCTTACGGACTCGCCGAGATCGAATTTGAAGTCTAACAAGTCCTTGCAAGTCGAGACCACAACCTCCTCCAGCGAGGCTGGAGGACGATTCTCTCGGTACATGCGATTCGTCAGGTTGACGCACCGGGCCAACAACCTCTTGCGCCATCTCGCCAGGTTGTTCGTTGACTCGTAAAACTTCGCCACTCGCCACTTACGACCGAGAAGCTGCGGCGTCAGGACTCCAGCCAACTCTTCAAGCTGTGTGTACTTGCGCGCCTGTCCCTCGTAGCCTGACCATGACGAGCTAGCTCCCTCAAACTCCAAATCCTCCTCTGTCGGCGGATAGTTGAACGTGTGGATCGTAGGAGCATCGCCCTCCGTCGAGGACGTTCCGACCTTGACCGGCAAGTCCGCCCGACTCAGCACCATGACAGCCAGAGCCGATACGACGCAGCGCAGATACTCCTCGGTGGCTCCGCCAGGGAACACGATCTCCAAAGGCGCGGACAGAGGGCCTGCGTCACCCGGCGTAGTGGCTTCCTCAAACGGAAAAGGCTGGACCAACGGCAGCGTCACCGGGTTGCCTACGTCATCAAAGAAAACCCGAGCAACGTCATAGGCAAAGTCCTCCGGCTTCTTGATCGTTTTGCTGACGGCCCGAACGCGGACGAAGAATTTGGAGGGCCGTCCAGTCGGCTTGAATTTGGACAGACCACCCTCGTAGCCAAACTCCGCATCGAACGGCATTTCCTCAAACGGAATCGTGATGCCGTATCCCTTGCCGGGGAAGAACGCGCCAGCAAAGCCGCTCGTGTAGAACGTCTTTTGGATGTAGTAGTTGCCGCTGGCGTCCTTGAGATCGCTAAACTGAATCGGCGCAGCGTCGGAAAGGCTCTTGACTCCGAACACCCTCACAGACAGAGGCTTGAGTTGTCGGAACGGTCCCTGGCCCGTGACCCCTTCGTTGAATTGCAGGCTGTCCTCGACTCGTAGCTGGTCATAGCCACCGAACAACACGATGGGCTGCCCATCTTCGTTGACCGCCGTGCCCACGTCTCGCCCCTTGTTGTCCTCCTGTCCTTCGTTCGCTCCCTTGATCGGCTTGTCGTACTGGACTGTAATGCCCTGCGAGATCGTGGAAACCTCGACCAAGAAACCCGAGGGCGGAAGCTGTGCGAACGTGGTGAGGAAATTACCGGGCGTGGGAGCCATCCGCCACGTAATGTTCACCGCGTTGAAAGCATCCGAGAGCTTCTCATTCTTCAACTGCTCGCGTGTCGGGAAGAACCCCGGCTTCGCAAACGAAGTGACCGCAGCACCCTCGTATCCATACGTCGCCCGAAGTTGAACAACTGCCCCCAGACTTCGCGGCAACGGAATCTTGCGAGTGAACAGAGCCAAGATGCCTCTGATCAGCCGGATGAGTCGTTCCAGTGCCGAAATGTCTACCGAGACGTACAAGAACACCGCAATACAAGCCGAGAAACTGGAGATGTTCGGCCGGTTCGGGTCACGTCGATCAACAAGCCGAGTTATCATCCGTCGCTCGTAAGCCGTGAATCCGCCGAGAAGGTTGCGAAATTCAGGCCCTTTCAAGAGCGACCAATCTCCGTGAAGATACAACCCTGCTTGACGTAGGTCGTTGAGAATTGCCTCAAGAAGCGCCAGGAGAGCCTCGATCAACGCGATGATCGGATCGAGAAAACCGATGGCGAACGTCTTGAGAATCTCCAAGATCTGCAACAGGATGTTGAGGATCTGGATGAGCAACGAGAAGAATTGGTCTACGGCTTCGCGGACTTCCTCCAGAAAGTCGGGAATCCCGAGATTGACCGTCTGCCAGGTGCCTACGAGCCCCTGCTGTTGCGGCCCCTGTTCTGGGTTTGGCACCTACCTGCCTCCTCCATGCTTGAGCCGCGCGAGTTTGAGTTGTAGATCCTTGATCTGCTTCCGGTCCTTCTCGATCTGTTCCTCGATCAAGCCACCCAATTCCCCGAGCCTACCTGCCATGCGCTCGAATGTTGGGATGCTTGTGATCTCGACCTCCCCATCAGGGTTGGTGTTCTGCCAGGCGTCTGTTGGAATGCCCATCTCATCAAGCCGTCGCTTGGCCTCTTCTGGAGTCAGATCTTCATCGAGTGGCTTCATGACTGCGCATCCTCTAGAGACTTGGCCTGCTGTAGCTGGCGAATCTGCCTGCGCCTGTTCTTGGAAAACCGACTACGGCTGATGTTGAGCGTGACCAAGATGCCATCCTCTCGGTTCACGCGGAAATTCAGCCAGGACAACCGCAACGGCCGGAATTGATCGCTGTTATCGAGTACCTCTGTGATGCGGTCGGGCAGAACCGGACGCCCATCGCCCACAGCGGCGCTGGGGTTGCCGTCGTTCGTCTCAAAGGTTGAGTATGTGGGATCTCCCGGCTGGGGGCGCTCGGCGTCGAGACGCGTGTCAGCTACCCAAAACCGCCGGTCGAGCACGGAGAGTGCGTCCGTCGTGTTGGCGAAAGGCGAGATCTGGGTCAGTCCCGCGACACCCTGAATGAGAGCATTGGACATGACTCCCAACCCCTCATCTGGGATAAGAGGATTCCCCAAATCAGAGATGTGAGCGTCGCGCTGGAAGATGAAGTACGACCCTTCCTTCGTGCCTGTGAAGAACACATTGAACGCATCGATGAAGCTGAGCGTTCGCTCGCGCATCAGCAAGATGAGATCCACTGCCTCATCTGAGAGGAGAGCCGAAGGACGGATGATGCGGTAGGAGAACGGAGCGATGGAGAACAGATTGTACAAGTACGAATCCGCTGGAGACCCGTTCTCTCCAGCAAACGACGTGGGCCTCAGATCCATCTGCCCTTCCACCCCCGGACCGCCCGGAGGATCGGCAAACGGAGCCGTCGAATCGCTCACAGTTGGGTAGACGGCATACTCCGCTTGGTCGCCAAACGTAATGAAACTTCCGCCGTTCTCTCCAGAGAAGGTCGTTGTGGGATCTATCGTCACCGACTCAGAAGCAACCTCCGACACGCGGTAGAACCCCCGGTTGTCATCCAACTCAGACG